GATTTATAATCTTCTATTTCTAAATCTTCATGTATCAAGGATATTAATTTTTCTATTCTTCTAACATCTCTCTCATAATGATTTGAATAAAGGTCTTTATGATAATTATCTTCGTCACATTTAGCTAAATTAAACTTGGCTATTGTAAGTTTAGACTCTAAGTTAGGCAAGTCTTTTTTAGTAAATTTATCTAAACCTAAATTCATCATGCTGTGTACCTCGCTGTTTTGTAATCTAAATCACAAACAATACGGCCATGCCATCCAGATAATTTATTCTTGACCACATTGATATGTCGCAGTGTGCTTTCTTCACCACCATCATCATCGCCACTCTTCTTATTTACAGG